ATCAAGTGCAGTTGCAACTGGATCTCCTCCAACTTTAACGTGCACACCAGCACCTTCACATGCAACACGAATTGCATCTGATTGTTGTGCAATCGCAATCGATGTTGAAGCGGTTCCGCTGGTCGAAAGTGTGGTATTTACACCAACTGGTTTTAGGGCAGCCATTATTCAGATAACAATATTCTTATCTAGTTATTTATTCTTCTTCGGCTTCGCCGTCAAAATCAATATCAGAATCGAACTCAGTGGGTTCGTCATCTGGTTCATCAAGATCTACAGAATCATCTGCAAAAATTGATGCTGCAACAGTTGGTCTGATTGCTTCGATCTTTTCTGCGCTTTTCGAGAAAAGAATATCTTTGATTTGATCACTGATTTGTGCAGATGAAGGATCATCTTGCACAAGCAAATTCATAAGGTCGTCCATAGCAGGCATGGTAAAGGCAAATAATCTACAGTTTTATTTAGATCTCTCCACCAGGGGGCATTTCTGGTGCTTTTGGATCTTTGGGCATTGGTGTGTTTTGCATTGCGTCGGGAACTCCGCCGCCACCACCAACAGTTGGATCGCCAACTTCTCCACCTGCAGCTGCAGGATCCATCACCATTGCATTTGGATCAGGAATAATTCCCTCTTCGATTTCTTTTTCGATGAGATAATCTTGTTCAATGATTTCTTCATCAGTCTGACGAAGAACATGTCTTCTCAGATAATCTTGAGAGTAATACTTACCAACGTAAGGTTCTGCTTGTGCTGCAAGTTCAAGTCTTCCCTGCATCAACTCTGCATCTTTGAGTTCAGCAAAGTGATTGTCATACAGGAAGTCATATTGAATGTGATCAGCCATGACTTCCCAATCTTCAGGAGTCACGATGTTCTTAAGAAGAAGTTGAGTTCTCAACATATCCTGGAACATCTGAGAGAATCTCTTTCTCAGTCTTCCAACAAACTTGGAGAATTTAACTTCATCTCTCAGGATTTCAGAAGAACGACCCAGTGAAAAACCACCTTCTCCTTCGATTCTTGTCTCGGGGACATTCAATGCTCTGTAAAGTTTTCTTTGGAAGTATTGAATGTCGGTGATTTCTCCAAGATTTTGACCACCAGGCAGAGTTGTGATTTCTGTTCCACGACCACCTTCACGTCTTGGAAGCCAGAAGTCTTCCATCATTGACATGAATTTCTTGTCGTCACGAATCTCACCAGTGTTTGCATCGTAAACCAACTTATTACGATAACGCATCATGACATCACGAAGGTATTGTTCTGCCTTCATCTTGGGCAGATTACCAACGTCGATGTAGAAGATTCTTCTTTCTGGTGCTCTTGACAGACGATAGATGACGAGTGAGTCCTCAATCATCATCAACTGGTTTAGAGGTTTGATTGCTTTGTGCAACCAAGAGAGAGTTGATCCTTTATTTCTGTCAACCAAACCAGAAGTACAATAAGTGACAGAATCACGAGTCATTCTGATTGCTTTGCCAGGACCATTGTTATATCCAGTGTTTACTGATCCACCAGTTTGTTGGTTGGGACTGTAAACAAAGAACTCTTCAATCTCAGGGAAGTCGTAATTTGCTGGGTTTGTTGAACCAGCAACTTGCTCCAATGATTGAATGCTGTTCTTTCCTTTCTTTTTCATCTGACGCATATAACGCATCTTCGATGCATCAATGTATCTCAGTTCTTGAATTCCATCCTGAGGTCTCTTCTGGTCAATGACTTTGTTGTAGTACAGTCTTCCGTCGATGTACCAATTACGGAAGATTTCATGTGCCTTCTTATCAAAGTCAAGCAATTCGAGAATGTATCTAAACTCTTCTCTGATTTTCTTTTTGATGTTGTCACTCGCTTTGAGTTTCGACAACTCAATTGTTACTGGACTATCATTTGTGTCAGAAACAATTGCTTCGTTTACAATATCTTCGATTGCACTGTCACACTCTGGATAAAGTGACATTGAACGATAACGACGAATCAAATCGTTTTCGTTTTTATAAACACCTTCGATGTCTACATATGAACCAAAGAACCCCGAACTGACATAGTGTTCAGACCCATCCATGTTATTGGGTGGGACTGGGGACACTACGCCAGGCGGAGTCCTTTCGCTATCTTCAATTGAGAAACCAAATAATCTCGCAGCCATTATTAGATACTAGACTTGTCGTCTAGTTATTTATCATCTGATCAGAACCTCTCCTGGGTTAGAACCA